GCCGCTCCACGTGCTCTCAAGGCTGCCGAACTCGCCCGATACCGTGTTGTAATACGCCTTGTCCGGCAGGATGATGATATAGGCCCCGATGGCGGCGAAGCGCTTCTCGCCCGCCGTCACGTTGCCTTTTTTCACGCCGTCGTAGTAGAAGGCCGTGCCCTCCACCCACGCCAGCGCGTCCCACGCGAAAAGCCCGCCCGGACTGACAAGATTCTTGTAAATTTTGCGCTTTGCGCGCGTCGAAAGCACAGGATAGTAGTCGCTCGTCAGGTTTTGCATGTCCCACAGCCCGCCGTCTCCGGCGCCCAGATTGTGGTCAAGGCCGTAGAATTGCAGCTGCCCGCGCTTGCCGATGCCGTCGGCATACGGGACCTCAGGCAGCTTCATTTGGCTTCACCGGCCTTTTCCGGCTCCACCGCCTGCTTGTCCTGCGTGTCGCCCTGCGTCGGCTCTTCTGCCGCATCGCAGATCGTCACGATATTGCGAAGCGACTGGCGCACCGCCGCCACCACATCGACGGCGTCGCCGTTAACGTTCAAAATGCCGATCAGGCGCATCGCGTGCGCCGCTTCCTGCTTGATCTTTTCATTCATGCTCTTTACCTCCAATTGGGTTGCGAATAGCTCCCGTAATTGTTGACCGGTCGAACCGATAGCCAATTTGTGTTGTAATACGTCCCAATGTTGACGATCGCACGGTATCTCTTCCAGTTTGGGTTATAATACGTCCCGACGTTGACGACCGCCTTCGCGCTGCCTCCGCTGCCGCCGCCGCTGTACGTCGTTGCCGTGCCGGAATCGCTGTAATCTGAGACGATCCACGATCCGCCCCAGTAGTACATGTTGCATATCCATTCGTATGTCGTCCCCGGCGATAGCCCTGTTATCGTGCCGACAAAGGTGCTCGTCCCACCGCCGACCTCGCTCGAATCGAACGAGAACGTCCCGATGCCCGTGATGCGGATGTCGATTGAGCGCTTATACGTGTAATCCGACGCGCCGCCAGTAAACCGTGCGTAGACGCTGAGCTGTGTCCCGTCTCCGTCGACCGGTGACAGCGTACAATAAAAGCTCGCCATCTCTCACTCCTCAAGGAAAAACACCGTACCATACGGCGCGGCACTTGGCGGCGAAGCGCCGAACATGTAGTTGCCGCTCAGTACCAGATAGCCGCCGCCGAGCGAGACGACAGGGTAGTCGCTGGCATCGTCTTTTCCGATCAATGCAAACGGCCCCAGCTCGGATTCAAGAAAGATATTTCCCGCTGCGTGCATCTTCATGCCACCATAGGTCGCCGTCAGACCGACGCCGACCTGCCCCGTGCCCGTGTAGGCAAGATCCATGCTGCCGACAGGGGTATCTCCGGCCAGCAGGCTCACGCTCCCGCCGCGCAGCGCGCCCGCTGTCAGCGTGCCATAGATGTTCACCGCATCCACGCACAGATCAATGCTGCCCGTGCTCGCTACCTGCACGCCGTTGTAATTGAGCTTGAAGGTCGTGCCGTTCTCGCCACTCGTCGCGCCCAGTGTGAAGCCGGTCGCGCTCTGGTCAAAGATGCTCTGCGCTTGCGTCGCGTCGATCTTGGTGCTCACCGTCGCGCGGATGCCGTTCACGTCCGCCGTCAGGTTTGTCACGCTGCTGTTCAGGTTCGAAATGCTCGCCTGCAACCCCGTCGCCGTCGCTTGCAGCTGCGTGATGTTCCCCTCGGCGTCGCCGATGCGCGCGGCGAGACCGTCTGCTCTCGCGCCGAGTTGGGTAATGTCGCCCTTGGCGTTTTTGATCTCTGCCGCAAGGCCGTCCGCCCGTGCGCCGAGTGATGTAATATCTCCCTTGACGTTGCGGATCTCGGCCGCGAGCCCGTCTGCCGTCGCGCCCAGCTGCGTGATGTTCCCCTCGGCGCTGCTGATGCGCTCGCTCAGCCCTTGCGCCGTGATGCTCAGCTCATTCACGTTCTTGTTCGTGTCCTCGATCTTGGCATAGATCGGTTCGCGAATATTCTGCAAAAAGCCGTACATCGCCGCCTTGTTCATGTTCTTCAGGTCGAGGTTCCTCAGCGTGTAGCGCAGCTGCTCAACGAGCATGAAGAGATAGTCCTGCATCGTCTCGATCTTCTCACCGTCGCTCTCTTTCTGTGTGAACGACGGGAAATTCGTGTCGATGTATAGCCAGTTGGAAGGCATTCCCTCCTTCCCTCCTTTCTTCCCGGGCGGGAGAGCGTTCGCGCCCTCCCGCCCCATGCTTTACTTCATCGTCGCGAGCTTCCGGACGAGGTCGTCGCCGTACTGATACGCCGAGAGGTAATCCATCGTGCCGTCCGTCAACCCCGCGCGCTTCTGAAGCTGCGCGCGGTAATCGGGCGCCGTCAGCTTGCCGTGGAATTCCTTTTCCCACTTGCCCGCGTTCTCCTTGCCGGACCAGTACGCGGGGCACAGCTTGCCCGTCACGTCGAAGTGGCGGATGACGTTGCTCGCGGGGATGTTGTACTTCTTCATCAGAGCTTTCGTCAGCTCAAGTGCCTGCGCGACGGCCTTCGCGCTCGGCGCGTAAACGCCGTCCTTCTTCGCGTCGCACAGCTCAATGCTGATGCTGTTTGCGTTCAGGCAGCGGCCGTGCAGCGTCCCGCCGCCCGTCTGCGGACAGGACGGGTACTTCTTCCCGCCGACCGCCCACGCAACGCGCAGATCGTCCACGCTCTGCACGATCTCATTTGCATCGACGAAGTAGTGCGCGCTGGTCTTCACGACGTTGCCCGCGTAATACTTGGCGTTGTTCATCGCCGTGTCGCCGTCGTTGCCGGTGTAGTGGATGACAATGTAGCGGATGCCGCTCGCCGCGCGCGTGCCGCCGACGTTGCCCGCATTCGCGGGATATTTGCGGATATTCACACCGCTCACTCTCCCTTCGCGTTGCCTGCGGCGTTCTGTGTGCCGAAATAGAACGCAATCACCATGAGATATACGGTGTTAAATTCCTGCGTCACCTTTGACTGTACGGTCAGCGCGCAGAAGGTCGCCGTCAGCGCAATCGTCACAAGGCTCTTCACGCTGAGAAGGTTTGCGATTCTCTTGTTCAGTAATTCGTTCATGTTATTCGTCCTTTCCCTTAATTTTGATTCCCGCCAGTAAGCCGAGTTCTGCCGTCCACGCCGCGAACCATGCGACCGTCAGGCTGTCCGGCACTACCTTGTCATGCGCGGTCAATACGAGCACCGCAATGCAGTACCAGCAGAGGTTGAGCACTGCCGCGATGACGTACTTGTCCCGCTTTCTCATTCTGCCCCAGCGCTCTTTCAGCTTCTTCATGCCATGCCTCCCGAAATTAGCCACGCGAGGAACGCCCCCGCGAGCACGGCGAGCAGCTTGTCCACGATGCTGTCCCATCGTTTCCCCGCCTTGCCTGTCATGGTCTTCACGTCCTCCTTGATCTCCTTGACGTCGCCTTCGACTGTCTCTTGTTTCGTGGCCAAGACCTCGACCGAGGTCACGAGCCTATCAAGCGCCACCTGATGCTCGGTCAGCTCGTTGATCCTGTGCGTGTTGCTCTTGCACCGAGATTCGATCAGCGCGATTGCCGCATCGTCATAATGCTTACCGTTGTCCATGTTCCCCCTCCGTTATCCTGTCATGTCCCATAATTTCGTTTTCTCTCCCCATGCTCATTCAGCACCTCATCCAACTCCGCATCTTCCAGTGCTGGGAAAAATGTTCTCGAGAAGAATAATTCCGCATAGGCGGCCTGCCACAACAGGAAGTTAGAGAGCCGCATTTCTCCACCCGTTCGGAGGATGGCGTCCGGTGTCGGGACTTCGCCTGTCAGCGCCACATCTAATTCTTGCTCTGTTCTCGCCCCGTGCTGTACAGCGCGGGTGATGGCGTCTCTCCCGCCATAATCTGCGCAGATTGTCAGCGTCAGGGCGTCACCTTGCTTGGTTTCCTCTTCCATCGTCTCCATGTCCTCTACGAGATCTTTCGCCAGACGATCCCGCCGACCCGCAAAACGCACGCGGATACCACAGGTTACAAACCATTCACGGCGCTCCCGAAAATACCATCGAGCAAGATCCATGATGTGATCTACTTCGCCGCTCTCGCGTCCCCAGTTTTCAGTGGAAAAACAGTAAAATGTCAACATCTTCACGCCGCGCGAGATAGCCCACTCACAGCAGTGCTCGATAACATTCAACCCCTGCGCGTGTCCCGCTTCTTTGGGGAGATTCTGTGATGCCGCCCAACGTCGATTCCCGTCGGCAATGATGGCAAGATGCCTCACAGTGCTGCCACCTCCTCCGTAATGCTCCGGAGCATCCTCTGGGCATGATCGTCACCGGGCACCGCGCAGTCTGCCAGATACGCCCGTGCCAAATCACGTGCAGCGCGCGCTTCCAGCAGAGTGCAAACTCCATCGCCGTCTCGCAGGTCATCCATGATCTGATAGGCCACGCCAAGCCCCATGCCATACCGCGCAGCCGCATCCTCCTGACTGCCGGAGGCGTCAGCGGCCATGGCCCCAAGGACACAGGCAGCTTCCATCAGCGCCCCGGCCTTGCCAGCGTGGATATGGAGCAAGGCATCCAGCTCTGCTGAGTATCCAATCGCTTCCCACGCCTGCGCCTCTGCCATAGCTGCTGCTGCATTGGACAAATAGGTGACTGCACGAGACCTCTGCTCTGCCGGTAGATTGGAGCCGGCGATCACACCAAACGCCGCCGACAGCAGAATGTCTCCGGTAAGTACCGCAACGGCCTCGCCATGGGCAGTGTGCAACGCAGGCAATCCTCTGCGCTCCACCGCCCCATCCATGCACGGGAGATCGTCGTGGATCAGGGACATGGTATGTATCAGCTCCACGGCTACCGCCACAGGCAGGGCATCCTCCGCGCGTCCTCCAGATGCCTCGCACCAAGCCAGAGTAAGGATAGGACGGATGCGGTGTCCGCCGCTCAGTAAGGCCAGCTCCAACGGTTTGCGCAGATGCTCCGGTGCATTTTCACACCAGTTCTTCAGTGCAACCTCGATCATGTCTCTATACCGCTCCACGGTACACCTCCAAATATTCCGCCTTGCGCGTTGCCCAGCTAAAATCCCTCTCCATACACGCCGCTCGTTTGGCAATGAGCGCATCTGGATGAGCATACAGAGCCGCAACCTTCGCCGCCGCTCCGGTCACGCCGTCCTCACGCACAATCACGGCGATCTCATTATCCATATTGTCCTGCAACCCGCCGTTGAGCGTTGCGATTGGAATACAACCATAGCGGCAAGCGGTCATCGGCATGAGTCCGCACGGCTCTGCAACGGATGGAGATAGATAGAAGTCCGCCCCAGCCAGCAACGGCACTGCCTGCACCGCAGACGGCCAGCGATTCACCCACAGCACGCCGTCATCGCGTGTCAGCTTCGCAAGCTGTTCCTCGTACTGTTTTTCTCCCTTGCCGACAAGCAGCAAAAAGCCACCGCTATCGCGGATCGTATGTACCGCTTCCAGTACATCGTCAATGCCCTTGTCTCGCACAAGGCGGCACATCATCAGATAGATACATTTGTCCGCCGGAATCCCGTAGGTGCGGCACAGACGCTCCTTACACACAGCCTTCCCGGAGAAGTCATCCGCACTGAATTTTGCCGAGGTCATCAGACCCTTTTCCGGTGCAAATACAGACATCAAAATACCGTTTGTAATGCCACGGAAATTAACCTTGCCGAGAACCTGAGACAGTTGATCGCCTCGTTCGAGCAGCTCAATCGCATACGCCTTGGAGACAGTAGTTACAGCATCGTAGAGTCTCAACGCATCCTCGCGTCCCTGCATAAAGTCAGCTTGATCGATGGTGTAAACGCATCGGGGAGGGCGCGTTGCCAATGTGGTCAACAGCTCCGGCGCAGCAAAATTGTGCAACACATCCGGCTTCGTATGCTCCACCGCCATGTTCAGTCCATCCGGCCAGCGGCGCAGAAGGTAATAGTCCACACCAAAGAGGCGGCAGAATCGGACGCCATCGGAAACCTGCTGCAAATTAGCGGCCATGCGTGCCCACACGCCGTCTCCATCAGGACATACAACAGTCACAGCGTAGTCCGCCGCTACGGAATTGGCGAGGCTGTCCACCACTTCTGCAACACCGCTGCGGGCGCAGCCGCCAAGGATACTTTCATCGGTCACAAACATCAACTTTTTCACAGCGGTACACCTCCTCCCAAGATCCGCATCAGATCTTTTCCCGCCAGAGACTCGGCCATATCGATCGCCTGCTCGACAGTGGCATCAGCCAGCAAGGGGCGGTTTGCGGATGCATCACCGGATAGTAGGCCGTTCGCCCAATAGGAGCCGCGCTCCACCCAGATACCAAACATCTCCGCTCGTTCCTCTTTTGGTTCAACGGATACCAGCGCCGGTGCGCCGCCATCCAGACGTTTAGCATGATCGCCAACACGCCAGTTTTTCAATTTTTGCCAAAATCCTTGCTCTACGTTGAAAAAACGGTGCTCATGCGTCTCGTTAATGACCGTTTCATCATCAAAATGATACAGCGTGTGGCTTGGCGACCACATCCCTCTCGCCAGTCGCAGGATGTGGGCAGGCCGTAGATCGCCGCCAAGCACCAATTCGGAGCCGGTCAGCTCGTCCAACCGCCGCTCCGTCCCATCCGCAAGGGTGATTAAGGTATCGCCAGACAGACACACACCTTCGTATCGTCCAATAGTGACGGACAATGCACCGTTTGCATCATTTGTATCAGCTTGAATTCTGAATTTTTCGTATGCAGATCCACCATCCCAGGATGCAGACAAACTGTAATTACCATTATCTCCTGACACAGTAGACTCCTTTAAGACATACTCCCCAGCACTCGTATCCCATGCATATAGTTTGATATTCGCCAAATCTTCAGGCCCGGAAATGCTTGCATCAAACTCAAAGTATGAGGGATTGGTATAGCCGCCTGGTACAGACTCAGCATCCGCAAAGATCGTATAATCACGCGGTTGATCAGGATCAGGTTTTGGGTCGGGATCAGGTTTTGGGTCGGGATCAGGTTTTGGATCAGGACCCGGATCAGGCTTGTCAGGCTTTTGGTCGATGGACATTTTGGCGCTGGTCGAACTAAATTCCAAAGGCAACGTTGCCCACGCATATATAGTGTTATCGGCATCTAAATGTATATCGCATCCCCAAATGCCTGTGTCGTCCGCCTGCGTATGACCAATTTCTCCGCTCAGTAACGCATTTGCCGTCAACTCGCCGGGAACCACCGATAGATGAACTGTTACAGATATGGGAATTACAGTGCCGGTAATGTGTTGGTCCCCGGCAGTAACCTTAGTGTTATCAAAAACATAGCCAGTAGGCGTACTTGTGATTGCGGCAACAAGAATTGCTGACTTTGCTGTCTTGTCCTCTGCGATAGTCACCAAGCCCTGTTTAGAACGGAGATTACCTTGTTCGTCCTTGTAGCCAAACACTTCGCCAACAGAAACACCGTCCAGCAGCAACGACCCTCTTGTAATCATACGATCACCCCATATTTCCAACGACCAGAATAATGTCCCCTGGGGAGTATTGCGTGAAATCAATTCCACTTGGGTCAAACGAGTCGCTTCCAGTATCAATGATTTTGATAGAAGATGCGCCAATATCATCTGGCAGTAGGCGCTTGTCCAGCTTCACCGCCTCCGGAACAGGGTGGGTCAGCGTCACGGAGACATTCTTTGCCGCCAGTTCCTCCGCTGTCAGCCCGAAGGCTGCTCTTAGCATTTCCCCAGTTTTATCGGTGGTGATAAAAGCAACCGTCGTATTTACCATGTATAACGAATACCCATATTTCGGCACAAACGGCGCGGCGCCATCTCCTTGAGACGCAGAAAAATCCGCGACGCTATCACCAATTATCGTACCGGTGACACCATCTGCTGTCTCCGTAAATGCAGTGAGTTCCACGGTAGTACCTTTAATGGTCAACCGGTATGTTTCCCCGGCTTTCATCGGTTTTCCGCTGTAGGCTTGTTCAGCATCAATTTCTACAGACACCGCATCCATCAAAGTTTCTTCGATAGTTTTCCCTGTAAAATAACAAGGGCGGTTAGCAATGTACCCAAGATGGTTCGGATCGTTGACCGCATAATCTGCATCGGTCATCCGCACTTTGCCAAGATTGATTTGTGGCATTTAGTTCCCTCCAATCTCTACACCATACCGCTCGAACATTGCGCGGATGGCGGGGTTACGCAGCAGTTTCTTCCTCTGGCCTTGGTTGAGGCCGTTGAAGACCTCTTGTAAGGCTGTCTTGACCTCAGTGTTATATTCGATAACTTTCTTTCTCAACTCATTCATGCCGTCACCCCTGTAAGCAGTGCTTCCAGCGCATCTCGCAACTCGGCATTGTCCTGCTCAAGCGCCGCGATACGTTCCTCGGGCGTAGGCTCGGGCGCGGGCATTTCGGTTGCTAACTTTTCCAATTCCGCGTTTTCCTCCACCGTCTGGGTATAACCATCCTCGTCAGGCTTTTTCCTAATCTTCCAGTTAACAATAAACACGCCATTCTCGATTTTATAGTCCGGGGAGATGGTTTCCTTCTCCTGGTCATAGGCAGGCTTTTCCAGATACAAATATTTCATTCTGTCACCTCCTGTGCTGTCCACTTAACAAAACCATTATCGTCAACCGTGCACCCCATACGGAGCAGGGCGGCGATGCGCTCTACATCCGTCCATGCCGCTCCTTTGCCATCACACATAGCGGCTTTGACGCTATAATCCAAATACCCTGGGCATATTGGCATGTGGTAATCACTTCCGGTAGAACCAAGGTCAAAATAGTTCTTTTCCACTCTATTTGTGATATCATTTCTCTTTGCTGGGATAGTCATCAAACTACCATATATATGCAGTCCAATACCGACAGGCGTATTACCATCAGCCAATGTTGGCAAACCATACGAAGGATTTCTTAAAGGTGATGTTTGTAATTTAGGTATCTCTGCTACCCCATTCACCCCGACAATACTATTACCACTGATCTGCACATCATCTACCGCACCGCCACCAGACGGAGTATCCACCGCCTCCCACGCAGTTGGCTTGCCATCGGTATCCACAGCTTTGACCTTGATGGTCTGACCAACTGCGGCGGCGGTTAGGCCAAGGGAGATATCAGTCCCGCCAGACGGGATATCCATCGGTTTCCACTTGGTTGGCTTGCCGGTCTCGTCCACCGCCGTGATTTTGGCGATTTGACCGACCGTCGCGCCGGTTACGTCAATGCCAGGGTCACCCTTTTCTCCTCGTGGCCCGGGGATGCCTTGAGGTCCCTCCTTGCCCTGTTTCCCTTGAGGGCCGGGATCACCCTTTCCGCCTTTGACGTGCCCGAGATTGATCGTGTCCCCGTCCGCCGTGGTCAAAATCAGATCGCCGTCATTGTTGATGGCATACTGCGGCGGTTGGTCTCCCTCGTAGGTCAGGATCAGGTCGCCATCGTCGTTGACGGAAAACTGATATGCGCCAAGACCGCCGCCTGTGTCGCCCTTCGGGCCCTTGAGGTTCACGGTCTGCGGATTCGCCTTGCCGCCGTCGTTCGTCCACGACAAGTCGCCGTCGTCGCTCATACTCGGCGTGAACGTCACGCCGTCCTTACCGGCGGCACCGTCTGCGCCCTGCAAGGGGCCGTTGTTGATGAACTCGCCGGTAATACCGTCGAAAATGTAGATGTCATAGGGCTCTGCCGTGCCCACGCCGTAGGCATCGCCTGCCGCTGCGGTCGCTTTCTGCGCGGCGTCGAGCGCAGCCTTCGTGCCGTAATAGCCCAGCACCTTGAAGCCGCTGCCGGTCTCCCCCTTGGGGCCGGTCGGTCCGGTCGCGGCAACGCCCGTGTCGGCAAAGGCGCCCGCCGTGGCGTCCCACTTGAACCAGTTGCCCGTGGTCTCGTCGACGTATGGCATCTTGGAAACCGCCGTCTCCGCATCCGCCGCCGCCCGCAAAACCTCATCTACCCAGCTTTGATAGGCCGGAGGCGGCTTGGTCGTGCCGTTTGCGCTCAGCGACGGCTCGACCACCGTGCGCCACGTCCGGCTCTTGGCGATCGCGCCGCCCACGGTGTAGGTGAGCTCGGCCGTGCCCTCGCCCGCCTTTGCAGTGTCGGCGTTGCTCAGCGTCCAGATCACGTCACCGTTCTCGCTCTTAAGGCTCGCGGGATACGGTGCGCTGTCGCCCTCGCGCAGCACCGTCAGCGTGAAGACGCCCTCGCCGTACAGCCGCGCCCAGCTGTCCGCAAGGCCGCGCCAGACGATCCTCTGCGCCTCGTTCTCGCCCTGATGGCCCAGCGGCAGATACGGCAGCTCGCGCACTTCGATCTCTCTCATACGATCTCGTACCCCCTCTCGTAGCCCTGCGCCGGTTCATGCGTCCTGCCCCAGTAGCGGGCAAAGTTGCCGTAGGCCTCGTTATAGAGCTGCCCCGAATCGGCATAGCGGCTGTACTCGCCGTTCTCCGCATCGATCTTCGCCTTGAGGTACAGCACGTACAGCTCATCGTGCGGGGCCTTCACCAGCAGCTCTTCGTCCATGCCGTCCGGA